CTTCCGTTGGTGCTGCATCCTTGACGAGATACTTCTGCACACCGTCAGTGACTAGGAACGAGTAGAACACGAGCGTGTCCACATCGCCCTGTGTTGGCGACCAGGTCCAGGTGTACGGCGAAGCCGTTCCTGAAGTGCTTGCGCCGATTGCATCAAGAACGAGTGGCAGGGTGCGGAGCGATGCAGGACCCTCAGCAATGGTCAGGACTGGAGCCTTGCCGGTGATCGTTGGTCGCCCAGCCTGAATGGCGGTGCGCTTGCCAACTGAGGTGGTCTCGCCGAGATCTACTGTCACGCCAAGATCGATCGAGCCGACCGTTTCGTTGAAGAGGATCTCGCCGGTTGCGGTGCCGAATGATGCGGCCGTGCCGAAAGCAGACTGCGACGCAGTAGCGATTCGCGTCAGAGCCTTTGCGCCGTAAGTTGCCATCTCTCGATCTCCTTGCTTTACGCGGTGAACGCCACGGTATCAAAGACCGTGACTTCCGCAGTTGCTTCTACGGTCAGGTATTCCTGATCGGCGTATGTATCTGTGCCGAGTGTAGTAGCAGTCACTGCTACTTGAACGGCATTTCCACTAATCGTGACCGCGCCGTCAAAGGCTGTTCGCAGCCAAGCGCGCCAGGTGTATAGGTCGCGGTACTTGTCCTCCATCCGTGGGATTGGCAGCAGGTACAGGCGAATGGCGACGGTCAGCACCGTGGTGCGATTGCCGTTGCCAATGCTGATCGAGTCATCGCCAGGGAAGAGCACGACGGCTGGCACAACCGGTAGAGACTCTGGCGGTGTCGCCCACGCATTGCGGAGTGCGTAGCCAGTTGGCGGAGTGACCGCCTCTAGGCGTGTAGCGATGGCATCAAGGATTGTCAGGTCGGTCATCGTGCCAAGCCGTTGCGCTTGCGGTACGGCTCAAGGATAAGTGCAGCCTCTGGGTGCAGGGCGCGGCTCATGCGGAGGATGCCGCCAAGGTCAGCCGATCCGATCACACCGAATGGCGCGGTGCGGCTGTTCCAGACAGCGCCAGCCTGAATAATCTCCGCCTGCTTGACCGCAGCTGGAACGCTAGGGAAGCCGAACACACCAACCACCCTCACGCCAAGGTAGACATCCTTAGGGAAGTTGCGCGGCCATGTGACGCTCGTGTCGATCTCGGTGTAGGGGAAGCCATCTAGCGCAGCATTGCGCGGAGCCAGCACATAGTCAGTGCCAGCCGTCCAAGTGGTCTCGTAGGTTCCGTTCGCGTCATCGTCTGTCTGGAGCGTCGTGATGCTGACGAGATCATCAGTCAACACATACTCGTAGTCCTCAGCCGTGTAGAAGCGTGTCTCTGACGCTGTGCCGAAGCCAGTCTTTCGGTCGCAGTAGAGATCGATCAGCGTGTCGGTTGCGTCCAGCACCGACTGAAGCGCGGAGTCATCGGTCGAATCGGTGATCCCCACGGCTGCCTTGAACTCTGAGAGGGATGCGTAACTCATTTATGCCCCTCCTGTATGAATGCTTGCCAAGTCTACTGTGCCGTTATTCACGATGGCATACATCTTGATTCCCTCTGGGAGCCAGAGCGTCACCGTGCTGTTCTGGTGAATCTCAAAGCCGTTAGCGGTCGACACCGATGCTCCACCAACATAGACCTTTGTTGCGGATTCGCAATGCAGCGTGATCCAAGAAGCGCCGCTCATACCTGTTGCAATAAGAACAGGAGTCGTTCCTACCTCTGTAACTTTGGAGATCATCTGTGCGGCCATTATTCAGGCTCCACGATTTCCGCCACGCTGGCGGTCTCTGTTGGCAGGGTAGCAGTCCTCATACCCTTTGATACTTTCGCGCGCTCTACGAGCCGCGTTGGTGCCTCTGCGTCGACATCTGCAACAGCCTCAGCCAAGCCAAACCCAATCAGGCTTTCCGCCTCTGCCTGTGGCAGCTCAACGATTGAGCCGGAAGGATATTCACCGCGTCGCTTGCAAAGTCGAACGAGCATTTGTTTCTCCTAACTTGCGGTTTAGGGGAGCCGCCGAAGCGACTCCCCTTCACCACTAACTAAACCTAGCTACTGACGGATCAGTTGCAGGCGTAGTACTTGACGGCATCAGCCTGGGCAAGCCCAGTTGCACCGCGAACCTCAACCTTGTACGACACAAGGCCCAGGTTCCACGCGTACTCGCGGCTTACATCCACGCGGATGCCGCCAACGAGCGCGGTCTTGATCTGCCCAAGGTCACCGAAGAGGATTGGCTTGGCATTGTCAGCAATGTCAGCAATCCCTGAAGCGGTGTAGACAGGCTTGCCAAGGAGGCGATCAACGCCACCCTGACCACCTGGCTGGAAGAGCGGAACGCTGGACGATGTGATTCCAAGGATTGCTCCAAGGGTCGCATCGGACATCAGCCAGCCGCTCTTAGCAGCCGAGCGGTACTGCTGCTTCACAGCGTACTGAAGCGAGACCAGTTCCGCATAGGTCGGAACAAAGGTCGCGCCAGTCACGCCTGAACCAGCGGCGTTCACGACAGCCGTACCAGCGGCTGCGCCGTGGGCGATTGCAACTTCCTGACCAGCAGCGTCCGCAATGAACGCAGCGATGTCGAAGGCGGCATCTTCCACCAGCTCTTCACTTACCTGTACGAGGATCTTGAAGCCGCTAGGCGATAGCTGCAAAGTGCCCATCGTTGGGTCGCTCTCAACAATCGTGCCAGCCTCACCAGGCGCAGTCGCGGTTCCAAGAGCCGTGGCTCGTGGGAACTTGATTGCGTTGCCGGTGGCAACCTGAATTACATCAACAACATCTGGGTTGATGAATGGGTTGATCTGACCAGCCACAACATTGACGCGTGGGAACACGGCAACTGGATCACCCAGGTTGCTGCTCTTGGTCACATCGCGGCGCTCAAAGGTCTCTGAGCCGCCAGCAAGACCGATCGCGCGGAGGCGCTCGGAGTCGCTCTTAGCAGCAGGAGCCTTTGGAGCCACCACGGCGGCGAACTCGGCGCGAGCCTCGTCAGCAGCCTTGCGTGCTTCGGTAGCGTTCTTCTCGGACTTCATCGCCTCAGCCAGCGAGCCGGCCTCTGCGACGAGCTTCTCGAAGCGCGCCTTGTCTTCACCCTCTAGGGCGATTCCCTTATCGGCGGCCTCAACGGCAATGCCGCGTGCCTCCGTCAGGAGGTTCGCTCGCTTGTCAGCGAGATTTGCGAAGTCGGACATAGTGTCCACTTCCTTTCTCCGCGCATAGGCGGACTATCTTCTTTGCTCTCCTCGGTGGGTTGCTCTAACGCGGACTCGCCTACTCAGGGCGGTGGGGCGCAGGCACGAGACCTAGAGTGCTTCACCTTCTGCCGCTTCCAGGGCAAGCATTGCCATAGCGACGGATGGGTCAACGACCTTCTCCTGCTTTGGCGCGAGCTTGGAGCGAACAGCATCAATGACAGCCACTTCCTCGGTGGACAGTTCTCGTCCAGCCTTGACTGACTCAAGTGTGGCCATCAACGCTTCAGCCTCTACGCCGATCTTTGGCGCAGTGACCTGGCGGATCGCCGTGAGACCAAGGGTCGCAGGGTAGGCAGGGGTCTGACCACCAGCTGCAAGGATGCTCACCTCGAACAGGTTGGCTTCCTTGATCGTGCGCTGATTGCCATCCCACGAATCCTGAACCTTCTGGAAGCCGAATGACATACCGGCAGCGGCGCTCTCGTGCGTCAGCATCGAGATGACCTTGGCAGCGTCTGGGTCGGCTGGATCTAGTTTCGCCTCAACGCGCAGACCAGTCTCGTCCTCGGTCAACTGAAGGCGGCCGCTCGCGGTCGTTGCCAGAGCGCGCGTCTCGTCATGACCAAACAGGAAGGAGATGATCTTCTGCCCTGCGGATGCGCGAGCCAGTGAACGCTTGAAGGCGCTTGGCGCAATGCGCTCCTCGAATGGCAGACCAGCGCTCGCGCTGTTCCAGATCGCAGCGTAGCCGCTGAAGGTGCGCTGACCGTCGGCATCAGCCTCGGCAAGACGGTACTCGCCAATCGGCAGTGAGCGAACTTCTTTCTCTTTCATGTCAATGATCTCCCTATCTTCAGATGCGATGAGTCGATCTGCCCACGAGAGTACGCGATCAGTTGATTCTGGATCAATGGTTTCCACACCCCAGAGATAGCCAGCGACTGCGCCTGGTCCAGGGAAGTCCTCGTTGTCCTGATCCTCATTCTGTGGCACGCCTTCCCAGTCGCCGCGATGGCGGCGAATCCACGCAGCCATTCGGATCACCTTGTCGGTGTCCGCTCGACCGGCTGCGAGTTCGCGTGCCTCTGAGATCGTCTGTGCCTGCAAGCCTTCGCCAGCAAGACCGTCCTCTACGAACGACAAGCCACGAGCTGCCGCGTTGCGGATGTAGTCAGGAACCTCGTACACGGCGCGCTCCTCGTCGGCGAGATACTCGGCAGGCGAGTACGCCTCGATCATCAAGCCGCGAGCCATCTCGCGCACGGCTGGATCATTGTCAATCGCGTACTCCAACTCCTCGCCGTACTGCTCCTTGAGCAGACCGTACTTGTACTCCTTGAACGCCAAGCCGGTGGCGAACGGTGAGCCGTCAAAGTCGTTGAGATGAACCTCTTCAACGCCTGCGACCTTATACTCCTGAAGCCAGGCGCGCGTCTCCTCAAGTCGGTCAATGCTGCGCGCGGAGACCACGATCAACTGCTTATCACCACTCATGACCTCCTCGTTGAGGAGATCGATCAGCGGCTGATTCGGCTGCTCATTGTCAAGGATCAGCGTGCCGTCAAGGTCAACGATGATGTAGCTCAAGCCTGTGGCTCCTGACCAACTACGCCAATGTTGAGCGCCTTGTAGTGCTCGTCGCCGCCGACCACATCTGCGCGATCCTCAAGGCGGCGGATCTCGTTGAGCGACAGGATGCCGTTGTTTAGCGCGATGGCGTATGCGTCGTAGCGCTCCTTGGTCGTAGGTCGGAGCAGGCCGTCAAGGGTGAACTTGATGAAGGTCTGATCCGCACCTGGAACGAGACGCTGCAAGCCAGCCTCTAGGCGCGTGACAAGTGGTCCAAGCCCAAGGCGCAGCCACTCAATGCTCACAATCTCAACGCTGTTGTACGAGCTGTTGCCGCCTGGGTACTGGAGCAGGTGAAGCGGTACACCCATGAGCCGAGCGATGGACTCAACGCCCCAGTGCAGGGTCTCAACCAACTGCATATCGCTGATCTTCATGGACATCTGCTGGAAGTCTGCACCGCCGGTCAGCACCGCAATCTTGTGCATCTTCTCGATGCCTTCGTGACGGCGGCTGAATGAGTTTCGTAGTGAGTCCGCCTGATCCTGCGTCAACTCGCCAGGGATTTTGATCACAGCGGATGGGGCTGCGCCCTGCTCATAGAACTTCGCGCTGTACAACTGCGTGGCGCTGGCAAGGCCGAGCGTCGTGCGATGCTGCTCAACAGGCGACGGTGCGCGGAGCGCCGAGCCAGTGGCGAAGAGTGGGATGTGCAGGATTGCGTCGGCGGTCAACTCCACGCCGACATTGTCATCGCCAGTGACGGTGTAGATCGGTGCGCCGTCAACGCTCTTGATGGTCACCTTCTGTGGATCAAGTACGCGCATCTCAACGATGTCGCCGTTGCGCCCCTTGATGAACAGAACGAACAGGTTGCCGTCAATGAGGAGCGACGAGACCATGCGATGCTTGAGGTCAAAGCCAGTGAAGTTTGGGTTGTTTGGCTGCGGCATCGTGAGCCACGATGGTGACGGTCGGTATGGGCGGCGCGTTCCGTCAATGCGGATGTAGGTATCCCATGGCAGGGATGCGACGGTGTCGGCGTAGAGCTTCACCGCTGCGTAGTAGGCTCCGATGGAGAGTGCCGTCTGGCTGTTGATTGCAACACCGGCAGACGAGACGATGGGCTGATTGTCGGTGATCCAAGTGCCACCTACGGCACGCTGCTCACCAAGGATGCGGCGGAGGATGCTCACTTACGGTCTCCTAGCGTATAGCCGATAGCGGCAAGAGCCGCGCCTAATGCGATGAGTCCCAATGGGAGAGAGAGTAGCGCGAGACCTGCGATGACAAGTGCGCCACCCACAACTTCAAGAAGGTTGCTAATCATAGGTTGATCCACTCCACTTTCGCTGCTGACTTAGGTTCTATCTGTAGGAACTTTACACCCTGGAATGCGACCACGGCAGACACGGCCGCGTCAATGCGGTCAGGCGAAGCTTTGTATGCCTTGGTCAAGACCTGCCCATAGCGCGTCAGGCGCGTGTGGACATTGCTGATATGGCGAGCCAAGAGGGGATTGCCGTCGTGGCGCAGCCCCTCGCCAGTCGCTACGGCCGTGAAGAATCGGTCTACGGCTGGACCCATCCGCTCAATCGTGGCGGTGTTGAACACTGCCACGCGCTTGCCGTACCGGCGCGTCCACTCCTCGATCTCAGCCGCCCAGCCTGGAGGGTCGCAGAAGAGCGTCGCATCGTAGGTCTGCATGACTTGATCAACCACCGCGTCTACTTCGCCGCGCGGCACAGTCCAGTCAGGGTCGCGGTTGGTGTCGGACTTCTCCCACGCCTTGATGAGGAACAGGTGACCGTCCATGGTGCAAGCCGTCAACACAGAGGCATCTCGCGCATAGGAGCCATCCCAGCCCAGGCTGATGCGTTCGCCTGGGATGAGTTTGCGCTCGCGGTCTGCCAGTTTCATCCACGCCTCTGCGCCAATCCAACGGTCTGGCGGCTGCACAAAGCGGTTCAGGTGGTAGCGCTGCCACTCGTGCATCGGCACTTCGCTGGCTCGTGCGAGCAGTCGGTCAATGTCTACGAATGCCGGAGCGCTAGGGTTCGCCTGCTCCAGCGCAGCCCTACGGCCAGTGTCGGTCTCTAGGTCGTGGCTGTCCGCAGCAGCCCACCACTCGACTAGGAAGGAAGGGTCGCTCACCTCGCCAGACGAGATGCGCTTGGCGTAGGTCAGCATCCTGCCGAGCAGCGTGTTCTCATCGGAGCCTGCCGTTGAGATGTTCAACTCCAGCGCCTCGGCGCGCTTGGCGAGCGAGTTGGAGAGCACGAGATGCACGCGCTCTTTGTTGCCTGTCCACTCGTGCAGCTCGTCCGCGATAAAGCAAGTTGGTCGCCCACCGTCGTTGGTGCCTGCCGCAGCGGCGACTCGGTACATACGGCCTGGGCGATCCTTGATCAGGATCTCGGTGTCATAGACCTCAAACAGTTTGGCGAGTGGACCCTGCGTGAGCATGATCCGAGCCGTGCCAAAGAGCAGGTCAGCCTGCTCGAATGATGCGGCAGCGATAGGGATGTTGGGCGACTTCGGAGCCTTCGGTCCTGCCAGTTCTGCGAGCGCGATAGCCGCCAGCAGCTCGGTCTTGCCGTTGCCCTTAGGCGTACCGAGTAGGGCGCGCTTCACGGTGCGCTTCTGGGTGGCTGCGTCGTACTCGTAGATGCGCCAGATGTAGGCACGCTGCCATGGCTCTAGCCTGAACGGCTCGCCGAACTTGTCGCCCTCACCGTGGACTAGGTTGGTTTCAATCCAGCGACAGACCAGCCCACCCCACGACGGTGGTGGTGGACTACTGATCGGCGACGAGTAGAGTGGCCTCTTCGGCGGAGTCGTTGCCGGCTTCAATGTAGCGTGGGTCGGCTTCGGCTTCGGCTTCCGCGAAGGCTGCGTTTGCGATTCTGGCATTGAGTTCCTCCAGGCTTCTTGCCGCCTCACCATACACGATGCCCAAGGTCAGCCCTGCCTTAGGGTGCAGACCGAACCGATCCTCTAGCTGGCGGATCTCGGCATCCACTGAGGTGCGCTGTCGGTACATAGGGTTGAGGATCTTCTGACCCTGAGAGCCTGAGATCATCGGCTCTTCGCGTAGGTAGATGTCCATTCGCTCGCGCTCGTCGTACATCGAGAAGAGCCGCTCAAGCGCTGGCATCTGCGCTGGCTGCACGACCTGAGCGAACGGTGAGCGCCAGAAGATCTCCCATGACTTGACCCAGCGGTCGGTCAGGTGGCTCGGTGCCGGTGGAATGGCCGCAGGATCAAGAGCGATCTGGGGCAGCACGCCAAGATCTTTGGTCGATCTGTTCTGCCTTTTGTCTGCTGGCTTTTTCGCGCTCATCTAAAAAAACTCCTAACTGTTCACGGAACCCACACCGTACAGGAGATTGACGAAC